TTTTGACTTGCCAAGATGCTCTCAGCCAGTCTCGCTCTCTTTCGCTCGACCTCGTGGAGAAAAACATACTTGGTGATTGGGTCGTAATCATCAAGAATGAGATACAACCATTCCCGGTCAATGTTCGTTTTCGGGTTTTTGACCGTGCCATTGTAATAATACACGGCGAGTTCGAGGAGTTTCTCCTCGGTGATCTGCATCAACTCATCGTAAATGAGTCGAGTGGATTGGAGGACATTGAGTTCATCGAACGAAACCAAAGATTTCAGTCGGTGAAACACCTCGATAAACCGCTTATTGAGATAGCGGATTATCACATCGGTGTACTCATACATCCTCGTTGCCATCGTCATCCTCCTCGGTAGGGTCGGTCTGACCGTTCACCTTGGCTTTGTCATCCGCAGCTTGCTTAGCGGCGAACTCAGCGAGTTCCTTTTCGGTCTCCTTTTTCTTCTCATCAGCATACTGCTGACTTGCGAGGAAAGCAATCTCGGGGTCAGCAAACATACCGCAATGCTCGAAAGCAAGGCGAGGATGAATCTTATCGTTGGAGAGCATCGTGGTCAAGACCTGAGCCTTTTCCTGAATGTTCTCATAGTTACGGCGGGTGAATCGAATCTCGATGTTCGAGAGTTTGAGATTCAAACCACGGAGCGTATTGGAAATCGAGAGAGCCAGTCTAAGGAACTGCTTTTCGGATTTCTTGAACATCAACTCGGTGTCCTTGGCACGGGCCTCAGCCGCCGACCAACCGTCTCTCATAATAACGGCAGAGCCGGTATCACTTGTGGAACTACCGCCATTACGGTTCGGCATACCACAGATTGTGAGAACGGTATTATACATATGGTCAACGAGGGTCTGTGTCTGAGACTGATTGAGTTCCTGAATAAGGTATTTGACATCACCATCGGTCGGCACTTTGATACCGCCCTTTTCTTTGAGGGTGTCGAAATCATCCGACTCGATGTCAACTCCCTTGAACATCAAGAGAGCCTGAATGAACTGCTCAATACCATCGATACGATCGGATGCGGTTTCGTTGATTGCATCCAAGAGAGGGAGTACAATCTCGAAAGCACCTTGTCTCGCAGAGTTTGCGGGATATTCGATGATAGGAATCATCCCGAGTGCGTGTCCCTCGTTCTTTACGATTTTCTCATCGTGAATCTCGAAATATGTATTTCGAGTGTAGCAACTGTAAACCTTGACACCATCCTCACGGGTCATATACTTTACGCCCATCATCGGCTTATTACCGAGACCGCTATGATACACCACGAAACTGTCTCTCGGGTCGAGAGTGTAAATCTCAAACGGGGACTCATCCTCCTCGTTGAGTTTATCGGGGAGGGTCATTCGATAAGCCGTACCGCAGATGGTGAACCAGTCAGCGAGTTCCTTATCCTTAGCCGCCTTATCCTCGGCGAACACGAACTCGTTGAGGGTATTGATAGCCTCGGAGCAATCCTCCTTACCACGGCTAACATACTGCAACGGCTCTCCCATAAGATAACCGACCTTGAACGCCACGATTTCGTTCGCACGGTTTTCGATGATCTTATTGTTGATTTCCGGGCGAACCTCTTTCTTCCTTTGCAGGATAGGTTGTTTGCCCCTGAAATAGTCGTAGAGATATTCGATTTCCCCACGGTTTACATCGTGGGTGGTAAGAGCTTTTTTCAGAACCTCAACGACATTGGCTGCGGTAATTTCATCACAGTCGGTATAAATGACTTTGCGACCAAACAGAGTGCGACTCTCAGTCAAGCCGAACACCTCCTTTTCCTTATAAATATAATTCTACACATATATTATATCACTCTCTTATGCTTATGTCAAGTACTTTTCAACAATAACCATTGGAGAATTTACAAAAAATTAAAAAGGTCGTTTGAAAATCTCCACTCGGGCGGTGAAACGGGTCATATCGATTGCCATAGCCAAGGAATCGGGAGCATCATCGTGCTTATTCTTAGCGAACATCTTGAACGAAAATACATTCTGCATAAACAGACTGTATGCTTTGTCTCGCTTTCCATCCTCCAAGAACACCATACGCTCTCGGATGTCGGGTGCTTTATCGAAAATACGCTGATCTTTCGCCTTGTCTGTCGGGGCCGCCTTGGTCGTAATGTTGAGACGGTACTTTTGCTTTTTGAGGAGAGACTCGACACCCTCTTTATAACTCTCGGTCGATTTGTTTGCCTCGATTTGCATTGCCTGAACAGAGTGTCGGATGACCGTATTGGCGAGGAGAGGTTGAGTGATTTTCTTATCCCCATCGTCATAGACCACGGCGGGAACGAAAATGTCCTCACCGTATTGGTAGCAGACGGGTGATGCCACAAAGTCTCCACCACCGAACGCCGGGTCAACCGCCATAAAGATGCGGTCGGGTTCACCATACGGGAGTTCACCGTTAAAGTATCTGAGTTCGTTCGGGGTAAACAATGCACCCTCACGCTCAATCGGCTGACCCATATACTGAGCCAACCACGATGCCATATCGTTATTCCGCTCAAAGGATGCTCGTCTCTGCTGATAGAACTCGGTACTGAAACCTACGCCGTAGTCATAATCGAACTGAGACTCGTCATTCTCATCGAGAGCGGAGAGGTTGATGTATTTCACTCTGCGGTTCTTGAAACGCTCATCGTTTTGGAGCAGTTCCATACGGAGACCCGCAGGGTCAATCATTGACCAACGAGTACCGCACCAAAGGATTTTCGCCTTTTCCTTAGCACGAGGGAGGAGGTTGTTATCGACCTTGCTCCACGCAGAAATCAGTCGGTCTTTATTGAGGGCCTCCTCGATACCGCCGATAAGGTCATCCGAGATAAGTACGCCGTTACAGTCGCACGCACCGTTCAGCGTACCATACAGAGATCGGCAAGTCAGCGAGGGGTATCTCTTTTTACGGTCGATGTTGATGGTCTCGTCAGCTGCGTTGGTCTGAGCAATCTTTGCCTCGGGGAAAACATCTGCCCACAGATAGGTTACGGGGTCGTTGATGATTTCGAGGACACCCGCATAGAACGCCTTGGTGATGGTATCACTATACGCCGAGTAGAGGTTGGATGCCTCGCTATTCTTACCGATGAGCCAAGTAACATAGAACATAAGGATTGAGGTCTTACCTACACGAGGGGGCATCGAGATAAACAACTCGTCAAGTTCGTCATCGGTCAACGCTTGCAGAGCATCCGCTACCTCTTTCAGAACCTTACGGCGGGGTTGATAGAAACGCTCCTCGGGTTTTCGATTTATCTCCAAGTAGAGGAGGTAGGCATCAAAGATGTGCGGGGCATCGAAAAGCAGACTCTTTTTATAGAGCGAGTAGAAATTCTCCGCATCCTGATGGTGGCATCGTTTGAGACCCTTGACAATGTACCTCCGCAGCTCAGCGTTGGTGTCGTGAGCCATCTTGTGATTTTCGCTCTCCATCGACCGGCAGATCGTAAAAAGGTCGTTATATGCCTCGAAACTACGAGGACTCTTTTTTATTTTTTGAAAAATTTTGGGAATGAGTTTTTTGTAATCCATAATATCTCCTATAAAACAAAATAGAGACCACGATTTCTCGTAGTCCCTATTGACTGTTCACTCTCACCCAGTTGTGAGAGCCTATTCATTTATACCCGCATCGAACTCCTCGATTCTGTCTATCCATTCGAGGTCATCCTTGGTTTTGGGGTAGAACTTTTCGTAAAGTTCCACTCCCGATCTCTGTGCCAGTTCCTTAGCTGCGGGAGTAAAGGTGGAGGTTGTAATCACGGCGGCCCGAGAGCATCCGTAATAGACTTTCGCCCCGATGACCTCTTGCACCGCTTTCACTCCGACTGGTTTGGAGTATTGCTTACATTGCACACACATCCTCGACCCATCTTTATCGGTGAGAATTATATCCGCACCAAAATCACCGCTTTTCTTTGTAACCTCTGCTTTGACGAACCCCGCCCGCTTTAATTGGTAGGCTATATACTTTTCGTAGTCTGTACCGCTCATACTCGATGAGAACTGCGTAACTCGGTCATCGTCAATAGCGGTAAATATCTCTCCCGCAATTTTCAGAGCGAAATATCCGACCACACAGATGCCAGTTACTACCGCACCGAAAACGGGGTTGATGATGAAACATATAACTATAAGGATGATAAGCCACATTACAGTCTCAACTCCCTCGCTCTATTGAAATAGGTGGCACGGCTGATGCCGAGTGTCTCACACGCCTTGGCTACCGTCAATTTACCCATATCGACTTGGAGGTGAATCTCCTCGAAATTCTCGGTGTCCTTACGCTTACGCCCCTCTCTGTAATCGGGGTCGAGCCTTGCCACCTCTTTGCCCTCCGAGGTACGCTCCACGATCATATCACGCTCGAACTCAGCGAACGCAAAGAAAATCGTTCGGATGAGTTTTCCCGTGGTCGAATTATCCATCACGCCCATATTGAGGACATTGATGGTTACGCCCTTGGCAAGCAGCTCGTTCACCAGTTCGCATCCTTGGATGGCACTACGAGCAATGCGGTCGAGTTTCGTAACGATGATGGTGTCTCCCGCCTTGACTGCGGCGAGGAGTTTATCGAGTTCGGGTCTATGTTTCTTAGTACCCGTGAAAGAATCTTTGAATATCTGAGTTGCACCGTGTTCCGTGAGGGTCTTGACTTGGCTTTCGAGACTGTTACCATCCTTGGCTTGACCCTTGGTGCTTACTCTCGCATAACCGTATATCATTATTCATCCTCCGACTTTTGGTCAATAACGATTTGGTCGGCTCGTCTGCCACCCTGCTTTTTCTCCTGAATGACAATCTCATAGCCGAGGATGTTGAGCATCTCCACCGCCTTATCAAAGGAGAGGTTATCGTTATTCAGTCTCGCACTTACATCATTACCAATGAGGGATTTGACCTCGCCGGTGGTTCGGTCAACCTTTTTGAGCGAACTACCCATACTGCTCAGGGACACGCCCTTGGTTTTCATCACTTGTCTTATGGCTTTGTTGATTTTCATAGTATCGTACCTCCGATGACATCATTATACACTAAACTTATTTAGTTGTCAAGTGGTTTTCGCAAAAAAAACTAAAAATATTTTGTGTGGGTGTCGAGGGTGTCGGCTACGAGCGAGTTTGCGTATTCTTTTCTATATGTATTTATTTTTATATAGTAATAATATTAAAATTGATATTTAGGTGATACCCTCGATACCCAAAGAGGGGTCTTTTTATTTTTGCGTGTGATTTTGAGCCTCACCCCGCAAACCCTCCCGCCCGCTATCCCCCACCGGGGGAGCGGATGCACCGACCGCCCCGAAATGACCGCCGAAACCCGCCCGCAGCTGAACCAACGAACCACCAACACCAAGCACACGCCCAAAAAGAACCCCGGCAACGGTGCGACCCTCTGACGATCGGACACACGAACCGAGGCCCGCACGGGCGGCCCCTATCCCCCTATAAAATAAAGTCTAAAAACTGTTGAATAAATATACCCCGAAAAAAGATTGATAAAAAACTAAAAATATTTAGTGAAACCCCTTGACAACTAAAAATATTTAGTGTATAATTAAGATACTAAAAATATTTAGTGTTTAGGAGGATAAAACACAATGAAAAACGCAGCTACTAAAATTTACGATCTGCCGTGCCTTGATTCTCGTAAATCATTTTACGGCAAAGCCAAGGTAATAGAGGAGGCGAACGGGGAAACCGTTTTACAGTCCTATAATACCAAGGTTTGCAAGGTTACGCCCTCGGGCGAGTTCGTCAGAATGTGGAGCGGTGAATCCGCAACCACGATGCGACACATCAATAGTTTTTTGCAGTTCCTCGGGATGCCCGGCGGCGGTCTCGCTTGGTGGCGTGGTCAGGAGGTGGCACAATGAGAAAAGTTTTTAATTTTGGATGTATCGACTACACCGGGAACGGTCGAGCCGATAACCTCGTAAAAGTAACCGTTGAATATCAGACCAAAGGAGACAAAAAAGTATTTTCGGCATCGGGTGAGATTTGGCAAAGTTCCCGCCGTGATATTTTAGCGGGCGGGCAATGCCTCGACACAATAGCCGAATATATAACCGCTCCCGAGTTCGTGCAGATTTTCAGACTGTGGAAAATGTACCATCTAAACGATATGCACCCCGAGTGCGAACATCAAAACGCCCTCGGATGGACTGCCAAAGCGGGCGAATCTGTAACGATCTACGAATACACCCAAACCACGGAAAGCATCACCGAAAAAAACAGACTCGAACGGGATATATTACAAGCTGCCCGAGAGGGTCGCACCTACCAAACCACCCCACACGAGCAATTATTGCTCGGTCTCTCGTACTCCTACAAGACCCACGCCGAAACGCTCCCCGAGGAGATCGGCAAGTATTACAAACTCCGCAAAACTGAGCAAAAATTGCTCGGTTGGTTGCATCCCTCAGATCATCCCGATGGGATTTTGTGCAAGCCTTGCCCCGTATGCGGTTACAAATACGGCTCAGCGTGGAATTATCAAGCAATACCCGCAGAGGATGAAAAAATTATTTTGCAGTTACTCAATGATTAAAACAAAAGCCGCTCAGCCACGCAAGGCGGGCGGCTCTTATAATAGGAGGTGAAACCCTTTGACCACTTGGAAAACTCCCGGCGGGGTTGCTCATAATTCCGCATTGGATATGCTCCAACAAACGCATTTACTAATAGCGGGTAGCACCGGCAGCGGTAAAAGCGTTTTAATAAATACCCTAATTTATACCGCACTTTTCCGCAGTCCTGCGGCGGTGCGTTTCGTGCTAATTGACCCGAAACGGGTTGAACTGGTTGATTATTCAGAACTCCCGCACACCCTCAAATATGCAAGCGAACCGCCCGAAATCATAACCGCATTAAATGCAAGTATTGCCGAAATGGAGGCCCGCTATAA